ACTGTATCATAGCTGGAATGGAAACTATTGCATCATGGATGGTGCTGGCTGTCGTCTGGCTCTCATGTCTTCGGCTTTCATCGCGCGATTGCTACGCATGTCTTCACCCTTGAGAGCTTGGTCAACCTTTGCTCGCATTGCATCACCACGCTTGAACTCTGAGCTGGCTCCTGCCTCCTTCGCCTTGACCTGCACCTCCATGCGTTTGGTCTGGCTGTCGAATTGTTTCACCATCAGCTCGCCCTGCTTAATCTGGTGGTCGTTCTGGTCAGACTGAGACTTGCGCTGGGCTTCAGCAAGCTGGGCATCACCCTTCTTCTGTTCAGCCTGAGCGAGCACCATGTTGGCATCTGGCTGTTCTGGTTGGTTCTGGGCTTCCTGTACCATCTGAATCTCTTCGTCGGTCTCAGGCTCCATGACGCCAGCCATAATCTGATTCTTACGAGCGTAGTCGCGCACGTCTTTCATATCGATACCATCGACCATCATCAACTGCTTATTCATCAGCAACTGCACGAGAGGTGTGTCACCGATAGCGATTGCCTGCTCGGTCATCTTCTCGAGTTTTTCTCCGGTCTCTTCTTTCTGGGATTTGTAGGTCGTGGTGATGTCGGCGTACACGTCGAACTCGATGTTGGTCAGGTCGTTAATCATAACCATGTCGCCAGTCTGCTCATCCATGATGCTGGTCATTATCTCTTCTTTCTTACGGGTACCATCGGCACCGGTCAGCGTCACTGCGCGTGGCGCATCATAAATCTCTGAAGCCATAGATGCATAAATCTCACCATCACGGCGCTTCGCATGCTTCAGGTTCTCCTGATACACGATTGACTGCTGGTCGAGCCTGTTCTGGAGCATGGCAACAGCCTTGCCGGACAGGTCAACATCTGATATCTCGGTAGGTACGCCAGCATTAGCCACGTCAGCGACCGCTACACGCGTCTCCTCAACCATCTGCATCACGGCAAGCGGTACGTCCTGTGTCGGCATCTCGGGCATAGGAGGCGGTATAAGAGCTGTGCCATCCTTGCGCTGGCTGTTCATCAGATAGTACGGATAGTTGTTGTCGGCACCGTTGTCTTCATACATGTACTCGAAGCCCTGTACCATCTCTGGTGTGAAGATTGGCTTCTTACGAGGTGAACGGCTTGCGATGTCAGCAAGGTAGCTCAGCATGAAGTTACGCAGGCGCTGAGGGTCTTTCGCTAAGCGGGTCACACCTTCGTAGTGCTCTTCGCCCTCGATGAATGCTCGCTCGCCATAAACTGGGATGACTGGGATGTGCTGACCTGCGACTGTGTACGTCTTCAGAATCTCTTTACCGGACGCGATGTACTTTGTCACCTGCCAACGCTCGATGTCCTTCTCATCGACGATAGAGTAGCCCTCATCGATAAGTTCATCCATCACCTTCTCGACCTGCTTCTCCATCAGCATGATTGGCTGACCGAGCGGGTCTTCAAGTGTCAGGACTTTGTCTTTTATTTTTTCACGGAAGTAGAACGTGCTCACATACCAGATGGCATTGCGTGAACCTACCCATGGAAAGCTGTACGATTCTTCTGGGTACTTGAACGACGACAGGTCTGCCGACTTCTCACCTGTAAGTTCTTTGACGAGGTCTTCATAACCTGTCTGACTGTACGCTGTGAGGATGCTGACATAGTTTGCATCTGACTTATCGAGTAGCTTCGCGTTGGCATCCCAGAACACGTTGTTGTTCGCTTCATAAATGGGCTGACGGACAATAATTTGGTTATCGTCACCGGCACGATTCGTCTCATATTCAGTGGAAAGCTCCCAAGCACCGACACCAGCAACAATCGCTTCACCTGACGCATTATCATAAGCCTCGATTGATGTGTTTGTTCGTTCGTCAGAACGATAGAGACCATCCAGTAAGTCAGCACCGTCATCACGACTGCTTGCCTTCGGGTCAAAGTTTACCTGAACTGGGTTACTTCTTAAATCACCCGATATCTGACGACCAGCCTTACGCAAGATGTTAAATTCGCCTCTAAACTGCAAGTTGCTGTCATCCAGTGCGTTGTCCTGCCACGCGCTTACCCAGTAGAAGGCAAGGTCTTCAGCAGATTGTTCACGAGTAATGATGCCACTGTTATAGGCTTTGTCGTGTAGCTCTTTTAGTTCTGAGAGTTCAAGCATGGTCGCCTCTATGGTTTCAACCTGATGTTGCACTTAATTGTGTTGCCGATGTTGGCGTTCATGTAGGCTTGTATTCCTGTAACTGTATTGCCGTAACTGTAGTTGTTGTGTGACATATCTAACAACTGAATAAAGCCAGTTCCAAGCGCAGGGAACTCAATCAGTGGAATGCTCTGTAACAACTGAGCAGTCGTGTCACCAAGGTTAAGTCGGCACCAGTTTGTACCGAAGGATATGATGTCTCTTATGAACAGACCATCCAAGTTGTCGTCATCGATGTAGGCATTGGCATGAATAAAATCATAGCCTGCGTCACCGACACCACCACCAATCTGTGGAATGAGGTTGAACGTCTTCTCTATTGGCGAGACAACAAAGTTCTCAACTCTCAGTCTCTCGGTATTTGGTACGACAACAGGGTCATGAGCGACAATCATTCCCAGAGTCGGTACAGTGCCGAGGTTTGTGATATCTGAAGTGAATGGTGCCACAGTGTTAACAACGATGTCGTTAGCGATGTCGTTGCTTAATCGAACTCTGATGCTTGCGCTACCACCGACCTGAACTATCGTGCAGTCGCCGTGAATACGATACTCTTTCTTGTCCTGTGGAACTGCGAACTGAAGCTGTGGGTATTTTGTCACGCCATCCCAGTCGATGCGATTCCACTCAAAGTCTCTGTCTGCAGTCTGAACCCAACCTGCTTGCATAAAATTAATTGGCAGATCTGGGAATACTGGCAGTGGTGTCCGGTTGATACAGTTGAACACGCCAACATCTTCATCGCCCATCGGCACAGCAACGTCAGCATAGTTGCCAAGTGATGATTTGTACTGGAATGAGATTGTCTCGTCGCGCTTCGGAGTGAGCACCCAATCCATGGTATAAAAAATTTCGTTCGTTGGAGATACCGTGACACTTGCCACGTTGGTCGCCGTCTCTTCAGTAGCCAAGCCTGCGTTCTTAACGAAGCTCACGCCTGCATGACTGGAGAAGGTTACCGGTAAGTTAAACAGGACAGCATAGTCACCGCCTTTACACTGCAGACCATCAGACCAACCAACGAGCGGTCGGAGTGGTGGAGCAACTGGATCGGAGTCACCGACGACAGACTTAACCTGACGACTGGCTTTACAACATCAGACTTGATGGTCATTTAACGAGACCGCGATAAGCCAGACTGTATGATGAACGATGCGGTGAAGCCTGTGATGTTAGCTACAACCTGAACACCGACACCAGTGTGGAATACTTTCGACTCACCTGCGGTTAACCCGCCATCAGTGTATGGAATAAACGCACCTGTTGCATCCAAGTAGCCGATAGCGATGGTGCCACCGATGACTGCAGGTGCATGCATGGTGAGAGTTGACTCGGTCGTGACGCCGTCCTCAGTTACTGGAATGTTGCCGTTTGCATTGACAGGTACTTTCATTGAGGCGTCCTCGAGTGAGATTGTTTTAGCAATGATACCTTATTTCACACTGGGTGCAAGTCACCGAGCCTTCCGCCGACCGCCGAGCTTCATCCTGTTGATGGGTTTTGGAATGTAGACTGCAGTGTTATCGATTGACTGGTACCGCATCAACATCATCACGCTGTCACCGAGGTTAGGCGATGCGAACTTGAACAGGCGCTTCATCTCCTCCTTTGTGTACAGCGTAATCAAGCCACCACCGTGAGGCTTAATAGGCATGCGACATAGCTCAGCACGTAGCTTCTTGATCAATGGGATGGTCGAATCGAACGAGACGCACAGGTCTGGGTCAGCGTACTCGCCATGGACAACCCATCGATACGTGCGATAGATCCGGTCACGTAGCTCACAGTAATACTGCGCTCTCTTATTTCTGAACACGTCCTTGTTGGTCTTCTGGCTCTCAACATCAGCATGCTCAGCAGGCTTATAGATGCTGTCAGGTGAATCGACACCCTCACTGCCCTTGAACATCGCTATCCGAATAGCCTTCTCTTTAAGATCTTTACTGATCTGCTCGCCGAGCGCCACACCCATGCCATCAGCATCAAAGGTAAAATAGTCAGCATTGTGCAGTATGCAATTATCTGTAGCCCAATGACCACCGTCATTAACATTGCCATCGAGCTTCTCCAGTACGTGTCTGACGAT